CTTGTGTATATCGGATCCATCAGCTGCAATCATAATGTAATTTCTCAACATGAAGAATCCAAAAATCAGGCAACTCACTTTGATCAGGGTGTTCTTCCAGCCATGCATTACACTTATTCTGATCCATCATGTGAGAACCAGACACTCGAAATTCTTTTTTGACTTCAGGTCTTATTTGTAAACGAATACGCCTATATATAGAATTGGGTTTATTGGAGTAAATACCTGCCTCTAAATCTTCCTTATTTGTGGTCAAACCAACCATTTTGGGTTCCACTCGCACCTTACCTTTTTTGTGCGCTTCGGCTTGTGGTGCTGACATAGGAAAAGGATTTATGACCTCTTGGATAACTTTACATGGACTAATTTCCACAAAAGCACTCTTGGTGTTACAAACATCGTCCATAATCATGGCAATGAACTCAGATTTCCATTTGGACATAAACTTATCAGAAGGATCATACATGCCAACCAAATCGTCTGAGTACTCCTCGCCAATTGCGGCAAAAAATAACTTCATAATTATTTTAAGGAGACTGGATTTACCAATTGATGTGTCACCATATAACATAACTGATTCTGGTGTTATCCGTAAACTAGCGCCACTCCTAAAGGCGTGGAATTGATTGACAAACATCTTGATCTTCCTCCTATATTGTCCTAGGAGCGTTTTACTTTGCAGATCTTCCGCGCAAGCGTGTAAATGATCTATTTTCTCTTCACTTTTCGCTAATAGACGACCATAGTGGTCTTCATCACAGCCGGTACAGGCTTTATAATTTCCGCATTCGATATTATCAATGTGTTTCTCTAAATAGAAGAAATCACGTTCGAACTGCGTGATTTCATCTTCTGTCTCAAATAAGGGTTCCACTGATTTCTGTAGAAAACACTGGTAACCCATTTCCACAAAAAACACAATGCTATCAAAAGCAGCTGTTATGATATTTGATGCATTTGTGGTTTTGTCCAAAGCCTTGGCTTTGAATATACTCAACCCACCAATACTCCAACTGAGAGTGCGAGAATTGCATAATTGCAATGTTACAAGGCAACTAATCAGAAAATTCAAATGTTTCAAAACCTGGCTCCGCTGTAAACTCTTCCAGTTAGTGAGTGAACTCCGTAATAACTCAACAAAATCGCACCCAGACTCTGGAATGATTTGCTCATTGTAAAGATCGAACATGGTCTTAACCTGCTGTATGACACTGACTCCTATAACCTCATGTGTACAGTCGGTGACATGCATTATTAATTGGCTCATATTAGTGCATTCGAACAATCGAATGAAATGAAAAATACACCTCTCAATTTGATATAGATCGCGTCTACTCCCCAAAGTCGATGCAGCATCATCGAACATCTTTGATATATCAGCCATTAATTCCACTATAGTATCCCAAGAATACAACTCCATCGATTCGGGATGTATGGGTTCTTGTAAAGACTCAAGCGGGTCCGCATTCAGCGGTATCGGGGTGAAACCCCGTGGTGGAGCTTCGACTTCCTGCATTAATTTACCTTTAAGATCCTGGAATAGTCGAGAATTATAATTAGTTCGAGTAGCATTCCATTTGGCCTCATACTTATTAATAGAACGCAGAAAAATTGAGCGTTCGCGCTCTGTACTAATCTTGTCTTCATGCCATCTATCTATCTGATTGTCTCGATACAAAACAGATAAAGTGTCATGAAAATCTCTTTTAATAACAATAGGAGGCCAATTTAAGTGTAGCATACTCTTACGGAATGAGACTACAGTGAGTAAATCTTCTGCTGTGTAATATTCACTTTTTCCGTTAACAACACAATAACCAACATGGTTATCGGCAATCATTGCGGTTCTAATTCTGTTATATCCCAACTCACTCATCCGACGAGTGTCCGGAATACCATATGGGTAGGCCTGTATGTATTCTTCATAGGCAAGAATTGACATGCCATTTGAAAAGAAAGCCGGAGCTTCACCTTCAACTCTATCTGTGAAATAATATTGTGATTCTGTCATCTTTAAATATATTATACTAAATATAATCATAAAATAATTGTTAAAAAGAAAATAAAATTCATTGTAGTGTTTGTTGGGAATCTCGTTACTTGCTTTAAAATGTCGAAAACGAAATCGACAGTGGAGAGGGGGTCCGAATCTGTCACACGGATGGGTGCCCTTGTTTGTACTGTAGAATTCATTAAAGTCTGCTTCTACACCTTCCGAGCAGGAAGGTACGGTTACCCACACCCAACAAGGGGGGTGTGTAGTAGAGCCGTGTTTCAGCCTTTTCTCGTAGCTTTGATGGGGGGTGCTTAAATTTATCCAGTTGTGGTTAGGCACAACCTTTCCCCTTTACAGCCTTGCTACCCAGTTCCATTAACCATGCTCTTATAACTTACTACTAGTGTCCTTCAGACTTCACCTAGACCGTACTATCCTCATTCTCCAAATGAGGGTTACCTAAAAATTGGATCCTCACGAATCCAACATAGTCACATCTGAAATATTCTAGTATAAGAAAAACCTCCAACAAAAGAATGGAGAATGCCCATTCTTTTAAATCCCGACTCATCTCAATAGATATCGGACACGGACTAATACTGACTACACAGTATCTACCGTCGTTAAGGTGTTTCTAACCCGCTTCCAAGCGTGTGTTAAAACCAAACTAACCGTGATGTAATATCGTTGTCATCAACCGTTTGTATAACTATAAATACATAGAACTATATACTAGCACGAATGCTAGTAAATAGTTTAGCATTCATCTCGCCAGACACCTCCTATACGCAATCGCGCATA